AAGCAATGGATCGATACTTACGGCATCATTAAACGTAACCGTAACAACATCGGTGAGAATATAAGTATTAATAATGGGGACAACTGCCAATCCATTGGTCCTATCACTATAAATAACGGTGTAACAATCACCATAAATAACGGTGGATACTGGAGTATCAATTAAGTAACTAATTATGGCTGGAATTTTAAGGGTTGATCAAATCCAAAGTACGGGTGGAAGTAACGTAATTGACGTTTCTTCTGGCACATTCAAAATATGGAACGGAAGCTCATACGAAAGCTTCAACGTTGAAGGTGCTTTGAAAAGCATCAACGTTTATACATCACAGAACGGTACATGGAACAGTAAGTCTACTTCAGGTTCTTCAGGAACATGGAGTAAACCATCTGGTTGTAGTAACGTATTAGTATATGTTACTGGAGGAGGTGGTGGTTGTCGTTGTAATGACAACTCATATCGTGGTGCTGGTGGTGGCGGTGGTGCTACTGCTATTAGATATATTGATGTTTCTAACGTTGGTTCTGTATCCTATACCTATGGTGGCGGCGGTGGATATGCCCGTAACGGTGGTAGAGGAGGATCAGGTGGTACTTCATCCTTTGGTTCATATTGTACTGCTACTGGTGGAGACGGAGCTTATACAGATAACCCATATGAAGGTGGACATGGTGGAAATGCCTCTGGTGGTGATATAAATCTTCCTGGTGGTGGCGGTGAAATGTCACACGGTACTAATAGAGAAGGTGGTGGAGGCGGTAGCTTCTGGCATCAGTCTGGTTCAAACCACCATAACAGTAGTACCAACGCAGAGAACACACACGGTCAGTGGGGTTCTGGTGGAGGTTATGGTTATTATTCACAGAATGGTCACGCACACAACAACGGTAATGGTGGTGCTGGCTGTGTTATCGTATTCAACTACACATAATTATGAGTTACGCATTAATTAATAGATCAAATAACAGCTGCTGTACTTTTGTTCCGACAGAAGACGACTGTTTTGAATGTCACGAAGATTTTAGATGGGTGGATATACCCGATGATTGGGTACAGGAAGAAGGTACTAACCCACCTGATTTCATGTGGAACCCTGATCTACAAGAAGTACAACGGGTAACATATGAGCCAGGCGATTGGGATGTCAAACGACTTGAAGCTTATGATGATCTAGGTGCATCTGGAGAGTTGGCATTACTTTGGGATGATATAGACGCTGGTGTCTTTGGTGAAGAGATTAAAAGTAAGAGTAAATTTTACTTAGCAATCAAACAAATAAAAGACGCAAATCCAAAGCCAACGGTGTAAATTATGTCTCAGGTCAATGCTGGTACCGCACAAGTTAATACTTTAACCTCATCGGGTAGTACAGTTACTATTCCGAAGAATGTTAATGTTACTGGTAACATTGACTTTACTGGAACTTTGTATCAGAATGGAACTCCATTCGAGACACTACCATCACAGTCACCACATACTGCTGGTGGTATTTTGATGTCTGATGGTAAGAATGCATTCTGGGGAACTGCTATAGCACAAGAAGGTACAGTTGGAGGAGCAAATTACTTCGGGCAATATAACTCATATCCAACCACAACTACAGGTGCTGGTGGACAGAACCCATGGATTAACTCAGGAGATTATCTTCCTTATTCAGGAGAAGGTAGTTGGTATGATTATCAAGGTAACTCATATAATATAACAGTTGGATCAAGCTTTAGATATAGAAGTATTTTCACACATGGTTTCTTGATTGGTGGATATAGGGGATCAAACCCATGGAGATCAGTTAACCAGTGTTATAACGCAACAGATATTACAATTTCTCGTGGAGACCAGTTAGACCGAGCAGCATCATATGTTGACGGAAACTTTGGAGACTTCAATGGATATGTTTATGGTACTGTAAACTCCTACGGTGGTAGTGGTAGTTCAGTATCCAGTATCAACTTACACACAGGAACTAATAGGACGTTTGGTCCTAATGGAACTCCTGGTCACAGTGATGGATACAACTCAACTCCAGACAGCATTGGTGCTTCAATGGATACTTGGGATGGTACTAATGACCCAGGATGTGCATCAGGTCAGGTAACTCAGAGAGGGTACACCATGGGTGGTGGTCCTGGATCTGTTCAAAGAATGAATTTTATCACTGAGATGTGCACTCGTCTTGGTGGTGGTTTCGGTAGTGGTAGTGCTACTGGATCAGAAGGAGAATTTAGATGCCACTGTTTTAGTGATACAGGTAACGCAAGATATGTACAGTTCAGTAATGAATCTGTTAGCTCCTACTCCTTGAGTGGATGGGGTGGTAACGGATGGAAGAAGAACCTTTCGACTAAGTGGGGTTTCTGCTATCATGGAAACGGTAACAATGTTACTCTACCATGGTTGAAGTTTAATGATACTAACAATACATCTATTGGTGGTGCCTTTAACCAAGCAGATATTTCATCTGGTGAAGAGAACATGGCAATGGGTCAGGACTGGGGTTACTGCTTAGGTAACTATGCATCTGGTGCTGGTAACTATCAGAACAATAGAACTTGGAAACGTTTCCATGCTAATGACTCTGATGTAGTATTAGGTTTCAAAGCTGAACCTAAGGGTCACCAAGGACAGTCCTCAGGGGCATGTGTTACTGGTGCATTTGCAGTAACAGGTATGAGGTATCAGTAATGGCAGACGATTATTCCAGCAATGGTTACATTGATTATGTTGCACCAGAGTTTGCAACAAAACAAAAAATAGATCAGTTATCTGCTACTATTGAAAATATGCAAACTGAGATAAATGTATTGAAACAGCGGGTACAGACTTTAGAAGATGCCTGATAATAAACTCTTTATTGAAGAAAAGTCTTTCGACGTAGAATGGAAGAAGAGAATTCCATCACATCTTATTGAAGATGAGGAATTTCTGCGTCCCAAATATGAACCATCACATCCTTTAGAACTAGAAACTAAAAAGTTTACTAAGGATAAAGAGCTACTCAAGGAAGGATACATCTATATGATGATCCATGAGGATGCCCTTAGAGCTGCAGACATCAAACCACATGAGACAACGTACTTTACGTTGTTTAATTTTTATAATGTTTCTACTATCAAAATGAATAAGATAGTGTTTGAAACCATCAAATCTACCTTTAGAAGGTATGTGGAAATTGATGAGAAAGAATTTACGACTGGAGTTAGGTTCCAGGGTGAGATTAGAACACACTTCAAAGACTATGAAGCTGTGATGCAGGATGATGGATCTCTAGATTATGAGAAGATCAAGAAGAAAACTGTACCTGAGTACATTGATCTTGCGGTTTCTTTCATGAAGAAACAAGCGATCTTAGTTATTGAACATGAGTTCGATCTAAGATTCAAAAACTTTAAGAATTGTTGCGATGTAGAGTCTGAGAGTTGGGTGTACCAACTTGAGGAAGCTAGAAAGTACAAAGAGAACGAGGAAGCTAAAACTCCGTTCCTAGATATATTATGCATGACAAGAGGTATGCAGAAGGATGAACTCGTAAAAAGAGTTCTCCGACACCATGATAAATACCTTATAGATTATGCCTCATTACTTGGCAAATATCATGCTATAAGATCACAGTTTAAAAATTGTGATAATATGTGGAATATGAACATCTTGTATGAAGATTACTTGCATGTTGGTATGCCTATCAAACAGGGTCAGAAACTTGGCCGTGTTGACGAAAATGAACAGCGACTTGATGGAGATTTAAACTATGGCACTTTCGGATTCTGATAAACTTTGTAGTGAATTAGTTCTCAAAGATAGCGAAAAGAATTGGATTGAAGCGGCTTATAAGTTAGAAGGTGGTCAATCAAAATATCAGAACCAAAACTTTGTGGTCGGTTCTCAGATAACACCTTATAAGAAAGTACAACAAGCACTCCTTGAACTTCAGACGAGAGATAATACTCGTGTGGAGGTTGAGTATAGCTTGAAGAAGAATGAGATTGAAAGGAAAAAGCTTGAGAGAGAACTAAAAAATATAGAGGATCCTCTAGATCGAGAACTCATTGAGCTTGAAATAGATAAGTCTGATTATGATAGGTCTCTCTTTGCAGAGAAACTTAAGCATGTCCAGAGAGAAATGCAATGCTTTATTGATGAATTAGAAGAGAGTGTTGATCCTAATCTAGGTGTCGAGTATTATCTTGACACTAATGAAGAAGAGGATAGGAAGTATTGGCAGAGCAGGATGGCAAAACAAGCTGCCTGTGATATAATAGCCTTTGGGCACATTGGTACTGGTAATATGGATTCTATTATGAATCTACCTGAACAGGACCAAATAAATATATTCTCTGGTGCCGTACACCATTCTGCTCTTATTGGAGCAGGTGTCAGAGCAATGACAAATCAAATGGAGGGACAAGTTCAAGGTCTTCTACAAGGTGAGAAATTCTCACCCCCACAAATTAATGGTTCAGAATTACTTGATGCCCAGCCCCCTAAATTACCTGAAGTGAAACATGACATCCCCAAAGAGAAAATCCGTCTTCAGTCTTCCAATTAATCCTAAGATTGATTCCAAGTTTGCAGAAACAGTTTTTGTTCCTTGGTTGAAAGAATATAAAGATTATATTTACGACTTATATTTTACATGCAGAATGCCACCCTTCGATCAAGATTCGATGGGAGATGTATTCCAAGGTGATACCAGACAGCTTTTTTATAATGCACAGGCAATATCAGAAGATGCTGGTGGTATACCATTGTCTGCTACATTCAATAACATATATGTAAGACCAGATATGGAACATCTGGATCTGTTCGTGAAGAACTTTGCTCAGTTATATGAGCAGGGTGTAAAGATAGCAACTATACCACATACAAGTTGGGTTGCTACTGGCGTACTACAGAAAGAATTTCCAGAGTTAAAGATTAAGAATACAATACTTAGGAATGTTTCTAGAGCAAATGAGGTTGTAGCTCTTGCTGAGGCAGGGTTCCATTACATCAATCTTGATAGAGATTTGATGAGAGATAAGGAAGCTTTAAAGAAAATAAAGAAAGCAAAAGATTTCTGTGCATCTATTGGCAAACCTGTAGAACTATCTTTATTAACTAATGAAGGTTGTTGGGGTGCTTGTCCAATGATGGATGAACATTATCATTTTAATAATACAAGAACTGAACAAATTCCACAATACTTTAATGACCCTATTAGTACACATTCTTGTTCTCTATGGGATATAGAAGATAATTCTCATGCATTAAAAGCTGCTAACCTACCACCATGGAGAGAGGACTGGGAAGAGTTCATTGATCTTGGTATAGATGTATTCAAGATGCATGGTAGAGAGAATGCTATGAAGCTTCAAGAGTCTATGGACATCATTGAAGCATGGGCAAAACCTGAGTTCCCCATTCTACATGGTGAATTTAATGAGTATATGGAGGATCTTCATATACCAGATAGTCCTATTGCTCTATGGAGAGAGAAGATTAAGACATGTGGATTTGATTGTTGGGACTGTAACTACTGTGAGAATGTAGTAAACGCACATCTCAAGAAGCAGGAAAGACCAACGGAAACAGATCCATATGTTCAGAGAGTACTGGATGCTATAGTTGCTGGTAACACAAACTCCTCTAACTTTAATCCTCAGGGGTATTCTATCCAGGGTCTTTCATCAAATAGGATAAGACATTTCCTCAATCATCTCTGCTCATATGATGATGCAGTATATCTCGAACTTGGTACCTTTACTGGTAGTACTTTCTTTGCTGCTACCATGGGTAATAAGGTGAAGTGTATTGGTGTTGATGATTTCTCAGAGCCTACTATTAGACCAATAGTTGATCGTGGTATGTGGACTGAGTGTGGTAATCCCTATGACACCCTTGTACATAACTGGAAGAAGTATGAGAATGGTAATGCAGCATTTGTTAAAGGTTCTGTTGATGAATTAACTGAGGAAGATTTTGATGGTGCCAAACCAAACGTATTGTTTTATGACGCAGATCATGATATAATACAACAGATGAACAATTTAAATCATCTCTTACCTTTCTTAGCTAAGAAGTTTATAGTTGTAGTTGATGATGCCAATTTCGATGGTGTTGTAGATGCAACAGTTTCATGGGCACAGGAAAATAGTCTTCAGTGTTATCTTGAAAGAAGAATTTTAAGTAGTGTAATTGAAAGTCCAGTTCATTGGTGGAATGGGATTCATATTATGGTTCTTGAGAGAGATGATAACATTAAAAAGTATACAAGTGGTAATTGATTATGTGGTATATTATGTTCTGGACTGTGATCTGTATGTACGTCCTCTTTAGAGTAGGGGTATTTAAGAAGAGATGAAAGTAATAAATCCAGACTTACTAAAGACACATCACCCAAAAAACTGGGAAGTAGAACAGCTTCATATTGGGAACTCTAAGAATAGAATAATTAAGATTAAGAACTTCTTTGAGGAGCCAGAGCAAGTACGTGCATATGCACAGGCAGCTGATTATGTCAATACAATTGGTGGGCAGTTCTCAAATTTACCTGGATATGTTCACAAACTAGGTCATCAGGCAAATCAATTTTATCCTAATTTTAAGTTTGCACTAGCGACCTATTTTGAGTGTGATAAGAAGATCATGCTTCAACCAGAGTTCTCAAGCTTTACCTTTCAGATGTATGAGGTGCAGGAGAAATGTAGGATGTGTAGTCTATCACCACATACAGATGATACACATTATGCTGCTGTATTATCTTTAAACTTTGATGAAGAGATTAAAGATGCTCAGTCTGGCACAGCGTTCTTTAGGAGTAAGGAATTTAATGAAGAGTTTGTTTCTTCTGATAAAAATTACAGAAGTAGTAGGATACTTAATAAGATAAATGCGTATGTTAATTTTGATCCATCAAAATACAAATCAAAGGATTGGGAGAGGTATCATGTAGAACCACATGAATTTAATACCCTTCTATTATATGAAGGTAGACTATGGCATTCGCCATACTTTAGGCAAGAAGGTTGGGGTACAAACCGATTGACTTTCAATGCTTTTCTACACTAAATAGTACACTTATCATTCTAAAATATGGACGCTGAAACAATGGTGAAGGATTTCACCGATCAACTGAAGGAACAGAAAGCAACAATTGTTGAACTTGAGAAGCAACTTTCAACTCGTAAAGATCAAGTATTAAGGTTGGAGGGTGCAGTAGAAGCTTTACAGATGACGCTGAAGGAACCTGAGGAAACCGCAGATGCCCCTAAAGAATAATTCTTCCTCTATAGGAACATCTAGTGAAAGGAGAAGAGAGGAACATGTAACTTCTACTCAGTTTCATGTTCCTTTTAATGGGAAGATGGAAACATGTCCATGGAAAGTGGGCGATATATATGACACTAGACCAATTATTTCAATAGGGGTTACTGAGAATGTTTACGGACATTCTTATCATCTCATTGTAGAAAGAGATAAGACTCATCTAAGAACTAAATTTCAGTTTGATCATAAGCACGATTTAAAGTTTAGCAAACCCGTAGAAAGAATGATGGGTAAACCTGCTGACATTGACAAGTATTTAAAAAAAGCGGATTTGTCTACGACTAAATAGATCTGAAGGATAATACTGTCATTAAGAATGAAGCGTGTAGTCGTCAGGGTAGCTGATAGATATAGTTTGGATTCAGCAGCTGCAGGGATCCTAAACGTCTATGGGTATCTTACTTTTGTTGCTTCATACAGAAGCTTCTCAATTATAACCTTTGATTGTCCAGAAAAGTATGAAGATGGACTTCTAGAAAGGTTAAGAGCTCTCTCTGTGGTTAAGAAGGCCACTTGGGATGAAGCGAAGTTTTCGTGTGATCCAGTAGATACAGGTGCTTTAACAGTTTCTACTAGTGGATCTACAAGTCAGAATACATCTGGAGAAACTGATGTTTCTTCTAATACTAGAAATCTAACAGGAAGTGGTTCTGGTACCATATATGTAAAGGTACAGAATATTTCTGGACAAAATTATTATACATTCTCTTCCAGTTCTGGTGGTACCTATTCAAGGTTCGCAAACCAAACTGGATTTTTGCAAGGGGCAACATATACATTTGATCAGTCCGATGCAACAAATAGTGGGCATCCTTTTAGGTTCTCACTAACTCCTGATGGAACCCATACTACTGGTGGTGCAGAAATGTCCACAGGTGTAACTGTTGCTGGAACTCCAGGTACAGATGGCACAACTGAGATAGTTATTGGTACTGATACACCTTCTATTCTTTATTACTATTGTACTGCTCATTCAGGAATGGGTAGACATAGAGCTGCTCCAGATGGATTTGGTACAGTTAACGTACATGATTACTGGCATCTAGATAGAATTACAAAACAGGATAGACAATATTTAAATAGAACTTTTAGTTACAACCAATCAGGTGATGGCGTTGACATCTATGTAATTGATACTGGTGTTCGTGGTGCAAGTAGACCAACTGGTAACAACGCTGCTTTACACCCAGAATTATACGACCCAGATTTTGCTTCTGATTTCAACGGTGTATCTGAACAACAGAACTATAGGGTACATGAAGTAACAGGATTTACTTCATCCTTTGCTACCAATGAAGACGATAATGGACATGGTACATATTGTGCTATAACTTCAGCTGGTAGAACTGCAGGTATTGCTAGAAATGCAAAGATCTATGCACTGAAAGCTTTTAATGCTTCTTTGTCTGGATCTTATACTGATATATTAAATGCATATCAGGCAGTTATAGACCATAATGATTCTGGTCATGCCAATTATAAAGGTAATACTAGACCTGCTATTATTAACTCATCCTTTGGTCCTACTATACCAAATGAGACATATCCATATGTTGAATTAAATGATAGTGGTGATGACACTGGTACTGATGAAGAGATCCTAGATGACATCGAAGGTACGATTGCTAGTACTAATAATCTTATTATTGTAAGATCTGCTGGTAACGGTTTTAAAAATTCAAGTGATCAGTTTGCTGGACCAATTCAAGCAAAAGCTATTGCTGGTTCAAGAACTGCTGGTTATGCTGATAATGCAACGGGTGGTATTAATAACGTAGATACTAATCAAAATAAAATTTCTGTTGGTGCTACAGAGTATAATGATAGATGGGCAGACTTCTCTAACTATGGTGCTGGTGTAACGACAGCTGCTCCTGGTGCTAAGATACTTAACCCCACGTATGATTGGACTGCAAATACTCCATATACAAGTGCAAGTAACTATTCAACGATAAGTGGTACATCATTCTCTGCTCCTGTTGTTACTGGTATTATTGCAGCATGGTGTGGTAATAATGGATATACTTTAAGTACTAATCAATTACCTCAGTTAGCCAAGACATTTGTTAGGGATACTGATGGATCAACTGGAGATATCAGAAAGGGTGGTACTGGAAGCTATCCAACTAATAGTATTCAAGATAAGAGATTGATTGATAATCCATTTGAAACTGCTAATGGTTCTGCATTCCTTATTGTAAAATTTGATCCAGCTGATTCCGCACACTTCATTGGAAACGTTGGTAAGAAATGTCAGTTAAGAACTACAGGATCAACTGCTAGTATGACAATTGGTGGTATTGATGTTGCAGCATTATCTCAAAGTGGGTGGTTAACCATTCAGGCAGAGGATGCTGTCAATAATAGTATTACTATTCAGAACGGTAGTAATGCTACTGCTGGTACAACTGGTGGTGGTACTGGAAACTATCTTGCACTTATTGATCCAGAAGGGAAATCTCATGAGAGTGGAGATGGAGTAGTTTCTACATCAACAACATTAAGATCACAGACAGACGTACAAGAAGCTGCTGGTACTGGTACATACACTAACGTTATATACTATCCACTTGATAGTGGTGTTGATTTCAATTATGCGGGCAGTGGTCCTACTCTTACTACTAAACGTGGAGTCTTCTTCCCCTATATTGATACTAGTGTAACTTGGACAACTGGTGCAGGTAGTATTGGTGGTCCATTTGCTAATGGTGCTTCTGTAAGTATTGATCTTGGTTTAGCAGGATTGACATTTGCAAACGAACCAACGTTTGAAAACTATAGTCTTAGTGGAGATAGTATTGCTGCATCTGGATTAGGATTAGATACTGCAACAGGTCTTTTAAGTGGTACTGTAACATCCAATTATCTTGACACGACATTTAACTTTACTGTAACTGAGAATATTACAGGTAATGCTCGTGCATATTCGTTCGTTACAACAGGAACTGGTGTTCTTGTTACTATCACACAACAGCCAACTGATGGATCTGTTGAAGCAGGTTCTGGTGGTACGGTTACATTTGGTCCTGTCTCAGGTATTAGTTCTGATGGATCTACTATCACATACCAGTGGGAGTACTCAAGTAATGGTGGTGTAGGTTGGTCTAGTGTTTCCAATGGTGGTGGATATAGTGGAGCAACTACAAATGCCTTAACAGTTGATGATGATTTTGCTAAGAATACTTATCAGTATCGTTGTAAGTTAGATACTAATACAGCAGTACAACCTTCTTACACCAATGCTGTTACACTTACAGTATTCAGAGTTATCTCAATAAGTAATCAACCAACAGATGATAATCCAATAGCTCCAGCTGCAGCATCCTTTACAGTTGCTGGTTCTACCCTTGATGCTGCTCCAATTACATTCCAATGGCAGAAATCAGAGAATGGTGACGGGGTAAGTTATGCTCCTATTGGTGGAGCTACATCAGCGACATATACTACAGGGTCTACAACCTATGATGATAGTTATGGAGACTATTATCGTTGTGTCCTTTCTGCTACAGGTGCAAGTAATTTAATCAGTTCCGTTGCAAGAAGTCTTGTACAGAGAACTATTAGTATTACTTCCCAACCAGTTAATACAACTGGTGCTGTTGGTGGGACAGAAAACTTTGCTGTTGTCGCTACAACTTCAGATAATGATGCTGGTGATATTACGTATCAGTGGCAGGTATCTATTACAGATGGTGCTTCTTGGTCCAATGTATCAGAGGGATCTGGTGGTACAACTTCAACATATACAACTCCAACATTAACAACAACGTATGATGAATATCAGTATCGTTGTTTACTTTCATGTACAGGAGCAACAACTATACCATCCAATGCTGCTGTCTTACAGATTGAAACTGTAACAGTTGTAGTATCAACCCAACCTACACCACAGACAGTTGATGAAACTCAAACAGCAACATTCACCTGCTTAGGTGGTGTTACTATGGGTGCTGTTGGTGGTGCATTTGCAACATCTTCATTCGATAGTGAATCTTTCGATACTCCTTCTGGAGGTGGAGGTGGTTCTGCTGGAGGTCAATCTCACCATGAACCATCAGTATCATATCAGTGGGAGCGTTCAGACGATAGTGGATCCAATTGGAATACACTTGCTGGAGCAACTGCTGCAAGCTTTACAACTGCTGCAACAACCTATGCAGTTGATAACGCAGATCAATACCGTTGCGTAATAAGTGCTGTTGGTGCTGCAGCTAGTATTAATACAAATGCTGTTATTCTAACTGTTGAGAGAACATTCTCAATCACAGCTCAACCATCTAACCAGACTGCTAATGAAGGTGGTACTGGATCCTTTGCTATAACCACATCTACAAGTAGTGGAAGTGCAACTTATCAGTGGGAAAGATCTGATGATGGGGGTTCAAACTATGCGAGTGTAGGAGGAGCAACTAGTGCTTCTTATACAACTCCAACTTTAGTATATGCTAATGATGCTAATGATCGTTATCGTTGCGTAGCATCTCTTGTGGGATCTGCTGCACCTATAACTTCAACGTTTGCTTTATTGACAGTTTTACGTGTCATAACAATTCAGACACAACCAAACTCTACAGCAGTTATTGAAGGTGGTACAGCAACATTTAATATTATTGCTTCAATTACTAGTGATACAATATCATATCAGTGGCAGAAGTCTGTTGATAGTGGTAGTTCTTGGAGTGCAATTAACGGTGCTAATTCAGCAACATATATTACACCTGCTACTACATACCCAACAACTCCATCAGAACAGTTCCGTTGTGTTCTTTCTAATGCAGCTGCAACGACATTAACATCTAGTGCAGCAACACTAACAGTTAATGAATCTGAGTTTGTATCTGCTCCTGCATCTGTAACTCCAACTATTGACGCTGATACTACTAAAGCATTCTCAAGACAGCCAGTTATTAATACTGCAGCATTCGTTCAGGAGTATGCTGGATCAACTCACTTCTCCTCATTCTGGAGAATAAGAAGAGTTAGTGATAACGTCACAGTATATGATACAGTAAATACATTTGCTAATGGTGATACAGGTAATCTAACTTCATTCACTGTACCTAGTGCAACTCTTGACTTCGATACAGCATATTCTGTACAGGTTAAGTTTAGAGATAACAATGGATTGGAAAGTGCATACACTGCTGCTGTAAACTTTACTACTCCTTTTGTTGATCAACCAGATATTCAAACAATTACACCAGCATTTAATCCAACGATTAATGTTGATCCAATTGCATTGAAGACTGGATACACACATTCATCTAGTGATTGGCAGTTTGGTACTACAGTTGCATTCTCAACTATTGTCCACCAGTCTCTTGGTAACTCAACAAACTTGACATCGTATACTCTACCAGGTGCTGTTAATCTCACCTCAAATACTACATATTATGTAAGAATAAGATTTAACGTTAATCCTACCTAACATGGCAAAACCTTCCACAAGGCAGGGACTAGTTGACTACGCTTTACGTCAGAACGGTGCTCCTGTACTAGAAATAAACATCGAGGATGATCAGTTAGATGATCTAATGGATGACGCTATCCAATTTTATAATGAAAGGAACAGTGATGGATATATCAGAACCCACGTAAAGATTAAGTGGAGTGAAGCCATGCGTGAGAACATGGTCACTGATACCACTACTACTATTGCATCTGGTACTTCTAATGCTCTTGCTGTTGATTATTCAGAACAGAATAATTACGTTAAGATGCCTGAGTATGTCACTAGTGTCATTAAGGTATTCCCATTTGTATCTAAGAACGTAACAAACTTATTTGATGTTAGATATCAGTGGAGACTTAACGACCTTTGGGATCTAACTAACACAGAGATTTTGACCTATGAGATGGTCAACCGTAGACTGGAAGATATCTACTTCTTATTGGAAGGACAGAAGCAGACAAGGTTCCAGCATAGAGGAAATAAGCTTTACTTAGATCTTGACTGGAAGACTGATGTTAATACAAATGACTTCTTAGTTCTTGAATGCTATCGTGCCATAGATCCAACTGCTGACACTGCTGTATATAATGATCTTTGGATGAAGCGTTATATGACAGCATTAGTTAAGAGACAATGGGGTGCAAATCTCATTAAGTTTAAGGGAGCACAGTTACCTGGTGGTATCACAATGAATGGTGAGTTTATATATCGGGAAGGTCAAGCTGCAGTAGAGAAGCTTGAAGATGAAATGCTTACTGTTTATGAAACCATGCCAATGGATATGATTGGATGAGGAATACGTATTTTACACATGGTACTAGGAACGAACAGTTCCTTTTACAGAATATTGTGGAGGAGCATCTCAAGATGTTTGGGATGGATGTCCTGTACTGTCCAAGAAAGCTTATTCAAAAAGATGGAGTTTTCAATGAAGAGGTAATCTCTGAATTTGATGACTCTTATATTATAGAAGCATACTTAGAGAACCCAGAAGGGTTTGGTGGTAGTGGAGATTTACTTACTAAGTTTGGTATTAGACAGACTGATGAAATAACTATGGTTATTTCTCAGCAAAGATTTTCAGACTTTATCTCTCAGTTCTTGATGTTAGATAAAGGGAAAACTATTGAGGTAGCAGAAAGACCTCAGGAAGGAGACTTAATATATTTTCCAATAACATGTAATTATTTTGAGATTAAGTTTGTAGAACATGAAGAACCGTTCTATCAGCTTGGTAAAGGATATGTTTACAAACTCAAATGTGAGCTCTTCGAGTACAGTGATGAGCAGGGTGATCTATTTGAGGATGATGAGGCTCTCGTTGATTACGGTTACACTGTCAAACATTACTACCTACCTACGAATGGTGTCACTGCTACTGGTACAGTAGTTCTTGATGGTGATGAGGTTGAGCAAATTTACATCAGTGCAAATGGATCTAAGTATAATGAAACTCCTACAATTACCATTAGTGGGGACGGTACAGGAGCTACAGCAGCTGCATACTTAGTTAATATAACTGTTGATGGTGGATCACCTGTTACTCCTGCAGTGATTAGGTCCACTGTTAAAGAAGGTGAGATTAGATCTGTCAACATTGTTGATGGTGGATCTGGTTATGATCAAGATAGAGCAACTCTTGCAATAACATCTCCTGACACTGGAGGAGTACCAGCAACTCTAACACCAACATTTACTAATGGAGTTTTGACTTCTATTAATATTCTTAGTGGTGGATCTGAGTATAAGAGTGTAAAGGTAATTGATATTACCAATAGAGGTAGTGGATACACTGCTGCTACTGCTGCTTTCACTGCTGCCCCTGCTGGATTGACAGGAACATTTACAGTTCCAGAACAAGTTACTGGTGGTACAACTGGAGCAGTTGCACAGCTTGTTGATTGGAATGCTCAGGAAGGTTGGATACAACTTAAGAACCCAACCGCAACATTTAGTATAGGTGAATTAATCATGGGAGCTACATCTGGAGCAACTATGGTCCTAGATAGTAGGAATGAAATGTTAACAGTCGATACTAAATATAGTGAGAGTGTCACATTTGAGACACAAGCTGATGATATCATTGACTTCAGCGAAGGAAACCCATTTGGAATGGCAGGTAACTTATAATGTTAGGTGCATACACATACAATAAAATTATTAGAAAGTGCGTAATAGGATTCGGTACGCTTTTTAATAATATAGAAGTCCGTAAGGAGAATAAGGATGGTTCTGTTTATAGCAGAATGAAAGTACCCTTAGCTTATGGTCCTCGACAAAAGTTTTTAGCGAGACTTGAGCAACAAGCAGACCTTAACCTTAAGGTTGCTATTACTCTACCTCGTTTATCATTTGAGATGACAGGTATACAGTATGATAGTTCTAGGAAACTAAGTCCTATAACTATGTCCCTTAAGGCAGACGGTGCCAATGCTGTTAAGAAACAGATGACACCCGTTCCTTATAACATTGACTTTGAATTGAATTGCATCTCTAAAACTAATGATGAAACATTGGAGATCATGGAACAGATCTTACCTGTGTTTCAACCATCATATCAAATGACCATTAAACTGGTTGATGATATGAAGGACTATAGAGATATACCTATCATTCTTAATAGTGTATCTTATAGTGATGACTATGAGGGAACTTTCGATGATAGAAAGATTACTCTAGTCACAATGCAGTTTACCTGTAAGACATACATCTTTGGACCTGTTGGAACTCAGGGACCAATCAAGAAAGCAAAAGTCGATATTGCTACAGATTCCAAACTCACAGCTACAAGGCAGATTGCTTATCAGGTTACACCGAAAGCACTTACAGACAAGAACAAGGACGGTACTACAGAACTTGCAGGTGCTATCACCGCAAGAAATCTTACTGTTGAGGTTCTTGATTACAGTAACATTCCTACTCAATCATATGTTGAGATTGGAAATGAAGTCATGTATGTCAAGAGTAAGACATCACCAAACAAACTATCTGTACGCAGAGCACAGAATGGAACCACTGCTGCAGCTGCAGTATCTGGTACACCAGTAGATCTGATTGATGCAACTGATGATGCGTTACTCACTTCTGGCGATGACTTTGGATTTAGTGAGACTACGGCCTATTATGAATGATGACACTACGGGTTTAGATAAAGCGTTTCAAACTGTAGAAGCAGTTGCAACGGAAGTTAGTTCAACACCTGAGGGTGGTTGTGCTACTAGAAAAGATCAGCTCAAGAAAGCTGATGGACAAGATCAAGTACAGGATGATTATGAATATGCACGAGGAAACCTTTACCTATTGGTGGATAAGGGACAAGAAGCTGTCAACGGTGCTCTTGATTTGGCTATGTCTTCTGATCACCCTAGAGCATATGAAGTTGCTGGACAACTCATCAAGCACGTCGGAGACGTTGCTGATAAATTAATGGCACTACAGAAGGACAAAAAATCTGTCAAAGAAGAGAGTGCCAAGAGGGTAGTAACTAACAACTCATTGTTTGTTGGTAGTACTGCTGACCTCCAAAAGATGCTTAAAGACGCATCAAAGAAAACAGATAAATAGTTCCATGGCATACCAAAGAAACGACGAAAACTGTGACCCTGTAAGTCCTCAACCAGGCAGTACAACTGTCAATCATTTCTCTGGAAATGAAGGTTGGGCTACTAAGACTTATAAGGATTGGAACGCAGACTATCAAGCTCGTAACTACGACAATTCTGCTAGGACACCTGGTACATATCAGGCAAGGAATACTAATAACACTACTAGAACTCCTGCTGCTTACCAGCGTCATGATAAAGATTGCAACGCTGTATCTGCATAATGACAACAAGAATCCCTACAATGTATGGAAGGTACTATGTTCTCACATGCGTATGGCGTGGTAGGGAATTTGATATCACTGTGTTTAGAAGTAAGTTGCAAAAACTTCAGAGACCTCAAGCACAGAAGATAGCACAGAGTGTCTATCCTGGCAGTAAGGTAATCAAGTATCATGAATCAGATCCAACAGATGGACCTGTTATATTAGCTACCGAGAGTAAGAAGAAAGGAAAAAAGAAACCAAGAGTTGATGATGGCCACTATGAAGCAGGGTCAGATAAACAAGCTTTGCCACCTGTAGTTGGTGGTATCTTCGGAGAGGATGCACCTCCTGGAAGAGAGAAGCAAGTTAAAGCATTAAAGAAAAAAGTAGGAAAGGACAAAGCCTACGCATTCGCCTGGGCGCAACACAACAAAAAGAAATAAAAAGGACACCTATATAATGAACCGAATTGAAGAACTCCAAGCGGAACTTAAAGTTCTTGAGGCTTTTAGAGAATCTACTCGAGCCAAATTGCTCAAATCTATGCTAGAATATGAGATAAAGAAGTCCGAGGTGTCCCATGACTACAGTACCAGAAGATCGTCTTGACCCAGATTGGGAAGACTACGAAGGTGTAATTGGATATGATACAGATGTTAAGCAGTTTACTGTTCAGCTCTGTAGACACTTCCACTACTTTGACGATAAAGAATCTGCTGAAAAATGGTTAGAATATAATAAATGATTTGTGAAATATATGATGATAAGTTTGATGCAAAATATTTGCATGAAATGTTTTCGATACTTCAAGGTAAGTTAAGGTACAGGGCTTGTAATGTTGCAAATGCTTCATCATGGCCCTATCACCAAACAGGCACTCACCGATTATTTGGATCTCAAATTTTCAATAGAGAGCATCCTAATATTATAAATTATTTGGACAACGAGAATGCTCCTGCATTCTTTAGTATGTTTGAATTTCTTTGTAGATTGAAAGGTGTTGATAGTAGGGATATAAATCTATCAAGAATAGATGTTAACCTTCAACATTCTGGATGTGATGGAACACTCCATATCGATTCTAATGGTCCGCAAGATTGGGATAGTAAAACTATAATGGTTTTCCCTAACCCAACTTGGGAAAAAGAATGGGGTGGTAAGTTTCAAATATTTGCTGAGAATGGTACTGATATGTTAGAAGAGCATGAGTATGTTCCTGGAAGAATAATAGTATTTCCTTCACACCTACCACATAGAGGATTGGGTTCAACGGAACCACATGTTTATAGATACAGTATAGTATTCGGAGTGGTACTTTAATGTCAGCTGACCATTATCTTGGTAACCCCAATCTAAAGAAAGTTGGGACTGAGATCAATTTTACTCAAGAACAAATACAGGAGTACCTCAAGTGTAAAGAGGATCCTGTATATTTTGCCATGAATTACATCAAGATTATATCTCTTGATGAAGGTATTGTTCCATTTAAAATGTGGGACTTTCAACAGGAGCTCATTGAAAAATTCCACAAACACAGGTTCAACATTGCTAAGTTGCCTCGTCAGACTGGTAAGTCCACTACGTGTGTCTCCTACCTACTTCATTATGTTCTGTTTAATGATAACGTTAACGTCGGTATTCTTGCTAACAAACTCTCCACTGCAAGGGATCTTTTAGGAAGATTACAATTAGCATATGAGCAACTACCCCAGTGGATGCAACAGGGTATAGTTGTGTATAACAAAGGTTCAATGGAGTTGGAAAATGGGAGTAAGATACTGGCAGCTTCTACATCTGCAAGTGCTGTCCGAGGCATGTCGTTCAATATCATTTTCCTCGACGAGTTCGCCTTTATCCCAAATCATATCGCAGAACAATTCTTTAGTTCTGTTTATCCTACTATTACGTCTGGT